CTTCTATATAGCACTTGATGATTCGGCAGATGACTTGCTGATTGGACTTGGTTCAACGGTTGGGACAACGCCCATCATAGCAATAGATGAGAATAAACTCTCAACATTCAGTGGTGCGATAACAGTTGGAGTAGATGATACCGGACACGATGTCAAATTCTTCGGTGCTACTGCTAGTGCTTATATGCTGTGGGATGAAAGTGCTGATGATTTAATATTAGCAGGTGCAGCAGGTTTATCAGTTGCAGGAGCAACAGCAACTGCCGCTCTAACCGCTAGTGGTATTGTAAAAACAGATGATACAACCGAGGCAACTTCCACAACTGATGGTTCACTACAAACTGATGGTGGATTATCTGTAGCAAAGGACACAGTTCTTGGTGATGACCTTAAATTATTAAGTGATTCGTCAGTAATTGCTTTTGGTGCTGATGGTGATACTACTTTAACCCATACGGACGGAACAGGATTAACTTTAAACTCAACTAATAAAATTTGTTTCAATGATGCTTCTCAATTTATACAAGGTTCCAGTGCAACAGTAATATCTATTGGTGCAACGGATGAAATTGACTTAACAGCCACTGCTGTGGATTTAAACGGAACTCTAAATGTTTCTGGAGTAGCAACTTTTCAAGCCACTCCAGTTTTTCCAGATGGCTCTTTAGCATTAGCCGACTTAGACATTGATGGTGGAACAGATATTGGAGCAGCAATTGTAGATGCAGATTTGTTTATTATAGATGACGGAGCAGGCGGAACAAACAGAAAAGTAGCGGCATCAAGGATAAAAACCTATGCAGGAGGCGGGCTGGCTTTATTGGAAACTGACGCTGTATCTAATGCTTCGGAAGCAGAACTTACTGAGTTTAGCTCAACTTATAAAGGGTTTATGATACTAATATCTAATGTTGTTGGTGCTAGTGATGATGTGGAATTTTATGCTCGAATAGACAGAGTTGGAGTTTCTGGATATGATGATGGCTCAACCGATTATTCATTTGCTATCAGAGACATATATACAGATGGGAATGGTTCTGGTGGAGGAAGCAATACCAACCAATCAGATTCACAAAATAGTTTAATGCAGTTGTCTCCGGCTGCCTGTGGAAATGCGACAGGTGAAGGCTACAGTGCCATAATGACTATGGGAGATGTAGCAGGAAGTGATAGTGTTGACCCTCTTATAAGACTTTCAGGTGCTTATGTTGATTCAGCGGGTCACTTAAATAGAGTAAGTGGAGCAGTAGCAAGAAATGACGGAACGGCAGTAGAAAAAATTAAATTTTACATGGGGTCTGGAAATATTACTGGGACTTTTAAATTATATGGATATACGTAGGAGATAATATGGCATTTGATACTACAAAATTATGGAAGGCAGGAGTAAATGAATATTCCATTGAAGATGTCGGCCCTAGAGCTACTGGAGGAACTCACGTAGAATTAACCCAAGAGGAAAAAGAGGCTAAAGTTGTTGAATGGAATGCATATGGTGCTAAAAAAGCAGGAAAAATACTGGAAAGAGTTAGATTAAAAAGAAATGATTTGTTATCACAATGCGATTGGACAGTTGCGGCAGATTCGCAATTATCCGTATCAAAGCAAAATGAGTGGAAAACTTACAGGCAGGAATTAAGGGATATTACTGCTACTGTTTCAAGCGAAGAAGACAGGCATATACTACTTGATGTGAATGATATATCTTTAGTATTTCCAACAAAACCAAGTTAAGGAGACTAAATGACTTTTACTATAGATAAAAAAGAATACGATGAAACAAAACTGGAAGGCAAGGCAAAGGTTGCCTTTAACAATGTTCAAGTATTGCTCAACGAGAAAAATGATCTGATGCACAGGTTGGAGAAAAACAAGATACTTTCTGCACACTATTCGGAAGTGTTGAAAAAGAATCTACCAAACGGGGAGGATAAATAGCCATGGCTAGTGAGATTAAGGTTGATACCATATCGGAAAAAACATCCGCAGGTGGAGTTACCATTGACGGTCTTTTAATCAAGGATGGTGGTATTAGTGGTGACGTTTCTTTAATTGGAACTACGCCAACATTTACCATTGGAGATGCAGGAGCAGAAGATGCTACATTACTATTTGACGGTAATGCACAGGATTTTTACATTGCCCTTGATGACTCAGCCGATGACTTACTAATAGGTTTAGGTTCTACTGTTGGAACTACTCCAGCAATAGCAATTGACGAAAACTTAAAAGTTAATATTCCAGTTACAACAGCTTCAACTAGCACTTCCACAGGAAGTCTTACAACAGGTGGAGGAATGGGAGTGGGTGCTGACTTATATGTCGGTGATGATACCTACTTGATAACGGATTCAGCCGTTCTCGGATTTGGAGCGGACAAGGATACTCTTTTAACGCACACGGATGGAACGGGACTAACTTTAAACAGTACAAATAAACTTTGCTTTAATGACGCTTCACAGTTTGTGCAGGGGTCAAGTGCTACTGTTTTGTCCATAGGTGCAACAGATGAAATAGATTTAACGGCTACGGCAATTGATATCAATGGCACTTGTGACATAAGTGGAACTTTTTCACTTGCTGGTACAAATATGACTGCTACTGCAGCAGAATTAAACTTACTTGATGGTGGAACATCTGTAGGAAGTTCGATAACGATTGCAGATGCAGATGGTTTTGTTGTCAATGATGGTGGGTCAATGAAAACTATTCCTGCTTCTGATATTAAAACATATAATCCGGGTAGTATTGCATGGCAATCAATTGTAACAGGTGCAACAACAATGGTTTCTGGAAGAGGATATTTTGTTAATACAACATCTTCTGCCTTTACAATGACCTTACCTGCTTCACCTAGTTTAGGAGATTATGTTACAATTATAGATTACGCAGGAACTTTTGATTCTAATACTTGTACTATTGGTAGAAATTCTCAACCTATTCAAGGAGCTGCTGCTGATATGACAGTTACAACTGAACGAGCAGCATTCACATTGGTATATGTGGATTCAACTCATGGTTGGTTACTAACAAATAAATAATATGGCAACTTATCAATCAATTCGATACAATGTGGATTATCAAGGTAAGGCAGGTTCGTTAATACCTTTATTAACTTTTACGTCTGATGGTTCAGACGATACGGCTGATTTTGCTAGTAAAATTGACTCTACTTATGATGAGTATTTATTTATATTTAATAATATTCATCCAGAAACTGATAGTGTCTATTTTCAATTTAATGGAAGGGATGGTAGTACAGCTTATGATGCCACTAAAACAAGTAGTGTCTTTTCTGCATTTCATAAAGAAGGGGCAGGTGGAACAGAAGAAGAAATGGCATATCAAACTGGTCAAGACGTAGCACAAGGAACAGGAGTTCAATATTTAAATTTTAGAACTGCTAATGATAATGATGCAGGTCTTTCTGGATGGTTACGATTATTTAATCCAGCTTCTACAACTTTTGTAAAGCATTATATGGCAGTAACAAATTCACACGAAACTGTAGATGTTGCATCTATGACCTTTCATACTGTAGGATATTTTAATGTAACTGCAGCTATTGATGGTATTCAATTTTCATTTTCTAGTGGTGAAATACAGGGTGGAACAATACAAATGTTTGGAGTTATTTAATGGCAACATATGCAAGCATTAAATATGATTTTACACCACCTACGGCTACAGTATCAGCACAGGTAGGTGCAGGAGCAATGGTTTTAATTAAGTCTCTTACTTCTGATGGCTCTGATGATACATTGGATTTTAAAGATGGAACATCTGGTGTTGTTATGGACAGTACATATAAAACTTACATATTTAGATATATGGATATGCATCCAGAAACTAATAATGCTTCTTTCGGTGTACAATTTAATGCTTCTGGTGGTTCTGGATTTGATGAAACATTGACTACAACATCTTTCAGGGCAAAACATATGGAAGATGGCAGTGGGGCTGAAGTAGGATATGTTACAGGTCAAGATTTGCAACAAGCAACGACTTATCAAATATTGTCTGAAGGTATAGGTAATGTGGCTACGGAAACTGGGTCTGGAGAATTATGGTTATTTAACCCATCTTCAACTACTTATTTAAAACATTTTATAAATAGGTCTTCAGGAGTAAGACATAACCCCGGTGTTCAAGATATGTTTTATGCAGGATATATTAATACAACATCTGCTATTGATGAAATATCATTTAAATTTTCAAGCGATGAAATACAAGGTGGAACAATTAATATGTATGGGATAGTTTAATGGCAACATATAAAAGTATAGCATATGACCAAGCTCTTACTACAGGAGGAGCTGAAATTTTAATATCATCACAAACAGCATCTGGTGATGGTACTTTAGATTTTACAAGTGGAATAGATTCTACTTATAAGGAATATATTTTTAAATTTATACATATGCATCCCGCAACAAACGATGCAGATTTTTCTTTTAATGGTTCAACTGATGGTGGTTCTAATTATAATGTAACTAAAACAACATCATTTTTCACTGCTTATCAGAAGGAAGATGGTAGTGGTGGTACTCTTGAATATAACGCTGGTGGAGATTTAGCACAATCAACAGCATTTCAGAAAATTTTAAGTGGTGGTTCTGGAGGAACAGGTAATGGTGGTGACGAATGTTGTTCTGGATTTTTACACTTATTTAACCCATCCGGTACAACTTTTGTAAAACATTTTATGTCAACAGGAAATGATTACCAGAATGGTGATTATTGTATGCAAAATTTAGTAGCAGGATATTTTAATACATCCTCTGCTGTAGATGCTATTCAGTTTAAATTCGATACAGGAAATGTGGATTTAGGCACAATAAAATTATATGGAGTAATAAGCTAATGCCAAGATATCATAATATTAACGGAGTAAAAGTACAGTACACGGCAGAGGAAGAAACTGCTCGTGATGCAGAAGAACGAGCATGGTCTGATGGTCAGCTTGATAGAGATTTAGAATATCTTCGTCATAGACGAAATAGATTATTAGCAGAGACAGATTTTTATGCTCTTTCAGATGTTACAATGTCTGCTGAAATGGCAGCTTATAGACAGGAACTACGAGACTTACCAAGTGGCTTGGATACTGTAAAAAAAGTGGCTAATATAACATGGCCAACGAAACCATAGGAGACAATAAATGGCAGAGATTCGTATAAATGCAACCGGAGGAGTCAAGCTCTATGATGCAGACGACTCGCATTACGCACAGATAGTAGCAGGAACGATTACATCGAATGTGGATGCTATTACATTAGGGCATGATACAGTTACAATAGCGGATAATCTGTCTTTAGGGTCAGATAGTGCAGTTCTTAAATTTGGAGCTGATGGTGATACAACTTTAACACACACTGATGGAACTGGATTAACTCTAAATAGTACAAACAAACTTTGTTTTAATGATGCTTCTCAATATATTCAAGGTGCTAGTAATGCAATATTAGATATTGCCGCAACAGACGAAATAGAACTTACAGCAACTTTGGTTGATTTAAATGGAAATTTAGATGTAAGTGGAACGTATACTGGTGCAGGTTTAATGACTACTGGTGGAAATATTGTTATTCCTAATGCCGGTAATATTGGTTCAGCTTCTGATACAGATGCTATAGCTATAGCTTCTAATGGAGTTACAACATTTTCACAAGCTCCAGTCTTTCCAGATGGCTCTTTAGCTTTAGCGGATTTGGATATAGATGGCGGAACAGATATCGGAGCGGCTATTGTAGACGCTGACTTGTTCATTGTCGATGACGGAGCGGGCGGCACGAACAGAAAGACAAC